TTTCTCTTCTTCTTTTGACAGAGGGTTTTTCGTAGTATTGTTTTTCTTTAAATTCATCAATGATGCCTTCATTTTTTACTTTTCTTGAAAATCTTCTTATTAGAGATTCAACTGATTCGCCATTTCTTGCAAACACGACTGCGTGTGTATTTCTCATTTTTTCCTCTTATTAAATTAATTTAGACCACTTTTTGCCGCCCAAGTTAAAGATTCCAGATATATCAACACCTGGGTCTCCTGGATCGACATCACTTAAAGGGCCACCGGCAGAAGGAGCCTTGCTCTCTGCCATTGGAGTGACATTCTCAAAAATATCAACTCCACCATAAGCATTTTTATTAACAGCTTCTAAAAGAGATTTTCTGGTTGATTCAAGTTTCTTTCTTCTTTCCTCAAGGTCTCTTTTGTAATTCTGCTCTTCTTGTTTCTGTTTAAATTTATTGTTTTGTTCTTGAATGTTTGTTTGATTTACATTCATTCCCTTCATAACCTCTACAATTATTCCAGAAATTAATTTAGATTCAATTAGGGTTTCTTGAATACATTCTTTGATAATTGGTTTTAAAATTTTTTTAAATTCTTCTGTTTTCATTTTAATCCAATATTGAGTTTAAGATAGAGTTAATGCGATAATCCCTATCATGAACTTTAAGTTGTTTAGATTCGCTTATTCTCTGAGGGTTCATAAAGGCACCAGGAGTTGATGGATCTGCAACAATATCAAAACAAATCAACTGGAAATCTTCTTGAACAATACTTGCACCATTTCTCTCATTGACTACTGAACCAAGACCTCTTGAAGAAATGCCAACTTGACCACCTGATTCAACAATTCCTTTTACTATTTGACCGGCAGGGGTGTTTAAAATCTTAATAGCACCCATAATTTTATTACCGTCTTTCCACCAACGGGTGACCATATGAGAAGCGTTCTTTAAATCAACAACTGACGTGTCAGGATGATCTAATTCCCCAAATGCTCTTTTTTGTTGAATAAGCATGTCATAATTTTTCATTTCTCTTTCTAAGACGCCGAATGGATATTTTCTTTTATTTCCATTTTCAGTATCGCCCATTTGAAGAATTCCAGTCAAATACCAAGCTTTGTTTTCTCTAATATCTTTCTTTTCAGATTCGGTTAAAAGATCTTCACAATATCCACCTTCGCAAAGAGCATAGTATTCTCTTAATAAAACCTTATCAGACATTATTCATATTCTCCAAGTTTATTGACAACCGTCTCTGATTCTTTATCTGGTCTTTTTTCTCTTGCTTCTCTAACAGCTTCTTTAATTTGGTTTGAAAAAGTATTTACAAGCTGAACAACTTTTCCACCATCAACACCAGCATGAACAAGAGCAGGGGCAATAATCTCTGCGATTTGAGCTATCGCAGCTTCCAATAAGTTTGTTTGAGATGCTGCAAGTTGTTTTATCTCTTTCTCTGCCTGATCCACAATTCCTTGAATATCTGGTTCATCTGCTGGTCCAGCAGCATTACCATCAATTGGACCATAAAAACCAACTCTTTCTTGTATTAAAGAAACAGTAATCATCTTTTTGATTTCGCTCAAATTCATTTTAGTTTTAGTCTCCTAAGCGGGCATTACCCGCCCGATTCACTTTCCCTTGCAGCAGTTAGTTGGAGGTCTAAGCATCCAATGATTATCTACCCACTGATTAGTTCCTTTTAATGTTAATTCCTTCATCGCCTATCACCATACATAAAGTATAACTTGTTGCTGAACTTATCCAACCGCATAAAAGCAAATTAAATAAGTTTATCTCAAAAGTAAATAGTTCTGTAAAAGGGGAAATTAAACAAATTAAAACACCTGACCAAAATCCTACACACATAGGACAATGAAAGAAATGATGTTTTGGTCTTATTTTGTTAAAGATTGAACCATAGACTAAGATTTGAGTTAGTCCATAACAAGCTAAAATAAACCATAACATTTTAAATCCTGTATAATAATCCGTAATATTGAGTATAAAATGGGTCTAATGTTCCTTTTCTTTTCTCTTGTGGAACTTCACCGTATTCTGTACTATCTTCTTCCGATGGATCAACGATCATTGAATCAACATCATAGTCATAATCTAACGCTTTCTTTAGTCTTGGAAGTTCTTCTCTCATAAACATAAAAATATTTAAAAGAACTATTTTAGTAATGTTCATTTTTTTATTTGCAGGATATGTTGCCTCTAAACTACCAAAGATATTTCCCCCTTTAATACTATCTGGGAGTATAACGCCTCTTGTTCTTAGATAATCAAAAAAGGCGTCTTGATGTGGATAAGCATCAGTCTTAGCAAATCTCTTTTTGAAGGTAATAATTCTTTTCTTATCTGGGTTTATTACAATATCAAAAAGAGGATGATCATAAATAATATAATTGTTATCTAATGTACGACGAATATCTAAATAAATTAATTGATGGGGTGTTGGTTCAACATTAACTTCTATTTCTGTTGGTACTGGTTCCTCAACAGAAATTCTAATTAAACCTTCTTTTTCCCTTGAACTATCAATTTTTAATTTGATTTCGTCTAAGTTAGTCATTTGATTCAATCTCTCTTATTAATGATTGCATTTTCATTACCTTTTTCAGCATATCTTCATTGATCAATTCTCCTTTGAATGATTCAATGATTTGATATACTGATTGCATTTTATTTTTTAAATCGTGGTCAAATTTATTTTTATTATTTTGAATAGTTTCTTTGATTCTACCAATTTCGTCATTTAAATAAATTTTTAATTCAAGACCATTATCTTTAAATGATGAGACATATTTGTTTAATAAAGTTTTTTGTTCCTCTAAAAGGTTTGTATATTCGTGGTTAAACTTAGAAGAAAAAATCTTCATTGTCGCATTATCGATTCTTTTTTCCTCTGAAAGATTGTCTTGTTTGGTTGTCATATATTCCAATACAACACCTTCCATTAAAACTTTTGTTTTTATACCAGAGTTATCTGAAAACATTTGATATATACTTGCAACCGCTTTGTAGTTTGGAATAAAATTTGAAAAAACATCTGGTGTTAGTGTTTTATTTATTCTATCAATAAGATGGCTTTGCTCTTTGAAAAGATTTTGAGAATTAAGTTTTTCTTTTTCTGCCTTAATGTAATAAATTATCTTTTCTGCATTTTTCTGTGTTTGACCTCGACTTTCTAAAATCTCTTTGTATAAAGAAAGGTCTTTTTTAAGTAAAGATTTATTGTTAAAAAATTCTTTAATAATTTTTAAAGTTTGTTCTTTTCTTTTTTCATCTTTACTAACAACCGCTTTTGTTAATTCTCTAACAAGGGCTTCGTATAAAAAAGCAGTATTTCTTCTCTTGTTGTGATTCATTTATTAATCCTCTGATAGTATTCTTTCTATTTCTTCATTCAGCGAAGACATTCTTTTTTCAAAATCCTCACTATAATTAGATTTGTTTTCTTTAACAAGCGTGCCTATGGATAAAGCTTTTGTTATATCTCTTTGTTTTCTCGTTGGATTTGTCCAAGATTCAAACCTACCAGCTTCTCTTCGCTTATCGTGATCTGTCTTTTTGTAAGATTTTCCTTTTGATCCTTTTGTTTCGTAGGATCCATCTTCATATTCGGTATATATGGCTGCTGGCTTATCCTCTTTCTTACCACCACCTTCTGGTGTAGCTAAGAGTACCGGCTCTTCTGCTGGCTCTGGTGCCGCTGCTGGGGATTCTGTTGGTGTTTCTGCCGGTGTGCCCAATTCTGCCCCTCCAAGCTCTTCGCCGCCGAGCCCGCCGCCGCCAGTGAGATCTGCTCCTAATCCGCCGCCAAGGCCAAGGCCAGCTATATCACCAACACCGCCGAATCCACCGCCAGTGAGAGTTGTTCCCGCTAATGCACCACCTTCTTTCTCTGCGATTGAAGCCAAGGCAACCTCAAGTTTTTTATCATAGAATTTCTCCCTAATGTTTTTGACGAATTCTTCGTCTGAAACACCAAGGATATTTTTCGCAGCCCAATGATTGCTGTAAATATATTGGGTGGCTTTTGTTGCAGCATCAATTTTATTATTAAGCGATTCAATTTCTTGCATTTGGGCAATACGAGATGGATTTTGAAGCTTTAATTTGAAATTAATTAAATCATTCCCTCTGTATCCCAATGTATAAAGATGGATAGTAGCAATCTTGTCTAACTCCGAGACAACAGATCTTTGTATTCTTTGAATTGTTCTACCAAAACGAATGTCTTTTTGAGCCAAGGCAGCTTGTTCTTCTGTGGCTCCTTCACCACGCACAAGATAGGACATTGGGATTTTAATTGCAGCAAACAATTTATTTTGAAGATATTTGATGTCATCAATAGCAGTTCCCCAAGTATCTCCTGAAACTGAACTAATATCAACAGAAGCTTGACCGTTTCTTGTTGGAATATAATAATCTTCTTCAATTGAAAGCGGATTATATCTCAAATCTACTTGACCAGTTTTATCATTAACCACTTGATGTCGCTTCATCATTGTAATGATTTTTTGCATATATTGTTCAACTTCTTCTGGTGGAATGCCTCCAACATCGACTTTGAATTGTTTTCTTGAAGGTGAGCGAACTATTCTATAAGAAATCATTGCGTCTTCCAACAAAGTTAGTTGTCTCCAAATTCTACGACCAGCATCTAGAACTGATGTACCATATGGATTATATTTATCATTACCTAAAATTCTGAAATGGACCAACTGCCAGTTTTCAAAAGTTAAGCCACCAGTATTCCACTGATATTGTAAATAATTTGGATTTGTTGGATCTGTGCCTTCTAATCTTTCTATTTCTGAGACAGGCAAACCTATTAAGGATTTAACACCAAGTTGTTCATCGATATCTAAATAACCAAAGAAATCTCCATATTTACACATAGAGCGTGTCCAACCAAAAAGATTAGAATCAATATTTAAGACTTTGAAAAATAAAGTTGATAAAATTTCTTTTATTTCCTCATTTTGGCAATCAACAATTAAAGATCTGTGGAATTCTGTATGAGTTGTAATTTCATCTGCATAGATATCTAATGCAGAAGCTAATTCGGGCATAAACTCCATTTGTTCAAAATCAGCGTATCTCTCAGCACGGTTGATATTGTTCATCATTGCCGTTGAGATTGTTTCATATGGATTATAGGATTGTCTCTTAAATCCTTGACCGCCAACAGATCTAAACTTTGGAGCATATTTATCAACAGAATATTTACGATTATTTCTTACTTGTTGTGCTCTATAATTTACAATTGGACCTGAAAAAAGTTTCGTCAGTCTCTGAAAAAGAGGACTGTTTGCATTTCTCGGATTTCTTGTGTTTTCTGCCATAATTTATTTCCTACTTGATAAAGAAAGGTAGATTATTAATTTTTACAGTTTCTTGTTTTCTATTTCCACTATAAATATAATTATCTCTTTGATTTGTTTCCATCCCAACAATTCTGGTATCTAATACCTTATTACTTGTCATTATAGCAGATAACATTACTTTTTTATATTCTGCTTCTTGTTCATTGACAGTTAAAGCAGTATCTCTTACCCAACAACCAATCGCACAAGCCATAACTAAATCATCATTATATGAACGCATTGCCTCTGCTTTACCATTGTTCCAAATAAAAGTTTTAAGTTCATTTAACAATCTCTTGGATCTTACTTTTAGAACTCTATTTCTAATAGCTTCTTCTAATTTTGCAACAACCATAGGTCTTGTTTTTAGAGTTGTAGTGAATCCAGGCACAATAGATTGTTGTTCAGTATATGTTGTATCAACATATTCATGGGTAGCTTTCTTTGAATGATAAATATTTTTATGACCGTAGTCTTTTAATTTTGATAGAACAACCATCCCAATGTTATTATTTTCAACAACAGTTAAACAAGTTCCATAACTTTTTGATGTATCATAAATTAATCTTGCAAAACTGTCAAGCGGTAATTTGCCCTGATATTCACAACATATCTCCATAGTATCCGATTCAAAAACATACAAAGTAGAGTTATCCTTACCATCACCGCGTGCAACGTCAGCAACTAAAAAATATTTTTTGTCTTGTTCGGCGTTTTTCCATATCCACAGATTTCTATCAAAACCTGTTTTATAATCTGGTTCTATCAATTCTTCATTTTCTATTCTCAGCAAATCTTTACCATGAATAAGGGTATCACCAGACATATTGAAACTACATTCTAATTCCTGGGCGATTTCTCTAAGAGACATGTTTTTTGTTTCTTTTTCAAACCACTCACGATCTCTTTCTGGATGTACAGACCAAGGCAACATAATTGGATTAAAATCATTTAAGCCCTGCTCTGCTTCGGAATAAAGTTTATGATATAGATTTCCAACACCCTTTGGGGTTGAAAGTATAATACAATCACCACCAGTTGATAGTGTAGGATACAGACCAGCCCACAAATCATCAAGACCCTCGATGATTGCAGCCTCATCAATAACAAGCAGGGAAAGCGCTTCTGAACGACCAGCATCGCCAGATGTTGAAATTGCTTTTACTTGTGATCCATTGGATAATTCAAAAGAATTTTTATTATCAATTACCAGATTACAAATTTTCATCCAATCAGGTATTGAATTCAAAGCAAATTTAACCTTTCTAACTAAGTTAGAAGCAGTCGATAGTTTAGTTGCCATGACAACAACGTTCTTATTTTTATGAAATAAAACAAACCACGCAATATAAACAGCAGAAACAGTTGAAAGACCCAACTGTCTTGCCTTTAAAATGATATTAAAACGATTATCTTGAAAATCTTTTACAACGTCCTTTTGAAAGGGATACATAGTAAAAGGAATCATACCCTTAATAGGGTGCGATATCTTTCCATAATTATCTATAAAATATACTGGGTCTTTACCGCAACTTAATAATTCTGATCTTATTTGTGCTTTGTTTAATGGTCTTGGCATTAGCTGTCATATTTATTTGCCTGCAAGAAATCCCTTACAACATCAAATGTCTTTTTTTCTGGCTTATCCACTGCTTTGCCTAACCCGCCAATTGTATAGCATTTTGTTGCTTGTATCCAACTTCTTTTGCGGTTCATGTATTGAAGTAGAATTTCAGCATCACCATCTGCTTTAAGGGACAAAGCTTTACCAGTCGCCTTTTTATATCTTTCTTTTAAGAATTTAACGATATTGGAAAATCTTTGCTCAACCTCACCCTCATATGCTTTTGGACCAAGTTTATGAACCTCACCCATTGGAGCCTCAGAATGATAATTGACAATTAACTTATCACCAGCCATTTTTACACCAAACCCATCCATATCACCATCTCTGGATTGTAGCATTGGGTTTTTATCATCACGCCGCAAACCAATCTTGATTGGTTCGCCTTTTTCATCGGTTGCCCCATCATAGGCATAACCCATTGCTTGGCTAATTCCTCTAAAAACTTCTAGTGCTTCTTTAGACATTATCTGGTCTCCAACCTTGTTTCCATCTCTCTTCTCTGCCTTCTACATAATGTATATAGCAGTTCTGACAGCATTCGTATTTTGTTTCAAACAGCATATCCCGCTGTTTTAAAATGTTTGAACAAATAGTACAAACATTTTTATTATCTTTCTTAATTAGTTTTGCAGAAAATAAAAATCCTTCACGCTCTTCAATGCGATCAGAAGTCATTTCTTTGATTTTATTTTCTTTTAATTGCTTAAGATATTCTTTTTCTTTTTCTGGCGTCCAGTTCGAAGATGGATTCTGGATTGCTTCGTCGCCGTACTTTTGTTTTATTGCTTTCTCCAATCCGGCAATATAGTTTAAATCTTTTTTCATTGTCTAATTTCGACGGCTATCTTAAAGATTCCAACCGACAATCCAATGCCGGCTAAAATACCGCCAGCAAACCACCAGCGAGTATAATCTGTCTTGTCTGTCTTTTTAAGTGAATCTTCTAATCTTTTAATTTCAGCGTTCTTGAGAGCCATTAGACTATTGTACTTTTTTTGGTCTGCTTCTTTTTCTATCATTAGAAGTCTTTTGTTAAACTCACATTCTGCTTTTATTTTTTTTGTTTCGTAGTCTTTTTCTATCTCGCAGATTTTAACTGCTGATTCTCTCTTAGCTGTTGTGGTAGCTTCGGCTTCTTTATCCATGAGAATGCCGTCAAATGGAGCAGTTTGCCCTTTTTTTC